GCGCACTTGAGAATGCAGAAGTCGGTTGGCGGAAGCGTGCGGGCGATTGAAATGCCAGCCAGTCAGGCAAGCAGACTGGAGAAGACTACGCTTCCGCCTGTCTCGGGTGGGAAGATGGAGTTCGGCAAGATCGACGAGGATGTATTGCTCGAGGGGTCGAACAACCGTGACGGAAGAATCGTCGTGGAGCAGGAGGAACCGTGGCCGTTTCAGTTGCTTATGCTCGAGACCGACATTGAAGTTGAGGAAGGCAACCAATGACAGATGGCCGCTTCCACGACACGGCAGGATCCCTGGATCTTTACGAGCCTGCGACAGAGGAAGAAATGAGCTATCTCCTGTCTCATATGAGACATGAGGAGCTCAAAGAGGGAACTGACGCAGGATCTACGCCGGAGGACCGGGAGCGGGCGATCAAAAGCTGCAGAAGACTGCTCGCCGTCTATCACAATGGCGTTCTGCTGTGCGTTGGCGAAATGATGGACGGGGATGGATTCAGAAACATCTCGTGCGAGCGAACAGTGCACTGCCTGGAGCCTGGACATCGATTCGCCTGGCTGCGAGACTTTCCGGCCCTGGTAGATTGGTTCAGAAACACAGACGACCAGATGGGCGGAGTTGGAAGATTCTACACGATCACCCCAACAGAATACCCAAGGGCACTCGACCTATACGGAAAGGCCGGGGGCAGGGTAATCAAGACGATAGATGTTGCCGGCGTTCCGTACTGGCTTCTCGATATGACTCCAGGAGAGGAATAGGATGGAGACTACAACCCCAACGGATTCTCACAACTACTACCTGTTTGGCTCGAAGTTCGATGCGACGAAGCTCGGCCTCGGGGTTACCGGCGACTTTCTGAAGTTTGGGTCAGGGCTGTCTGACGCCATTGGGCAGTATGCTGCATCAAGCGCAAAGTCATTCACGTCTAAAATGTCCGCTCGCGGATACGAAGAGCAGGCGAAGATGCACGCCCGCAATGTCGGAGCGATCCAGCTCGAGACGAACGACCGAATCGCCCTGCGATATGACGCACTCAAGCGTGAGATCTCCCAGCAGCGCGTGACCGCAGCAGGAAGCGGCATCGACCTTTCGAGCCGCGTCGTATCCCGTGCGGAGACCTCGAGCAGACTCGGGGCCCGGTGGGACGTGGATCGGATCGCGAAGACCGGACAGGCCAGGGCTTACGCGGAAAACCGCAACGCCCTAGCCGCGCGCAAGTCTAGCCTGTGGGCTCGTGCCGAGGCCAGGATTGCGGAAAACAATGGCAATTACGGTCTCGCGAACGGGATCATCGGCAGCATCGGACGTCTTTCCGGAGGGGTTGCCCTGTCGTTTGGCAATGCCTATACGGGCCCATCCAATGGATATGGCGGAGACATTCCCCAGGTCAGGGGAGGCGAAATGCCAGAGGGGTACGGTTTTGACTAAGGAGAAGGTATGGGAGTCCTGAAAATCACAGAGCGCCAGGAAGTCCAGAAGGGCGCAGCAACATATCAGACGGGGTCCAAGATTCCCGACCTGTCGAGCGCCGCTGCTGCCGGGCCTGCCGCACTCGGCCGAGCTCTGTCCGGAATCGGCGACGGAGTGAAGGACTTTTCTGTTGCGCTTGCAAAAATTGACGAGACTGACGCAGATTCTGCCGTTCGAGAGATCAGAAAGTTCTCCGACCACGTACTCAATGTCGGTTACAGAGATCCGAATACCGGCGTTCAGGAGCCCGGGATCGCAACGGACGACAGGATTGAAATGATCCGCGGCAGCGCGAATAGGCACGATGCGCTTGTCAACTCATACGCACGCAACCTGCTCAAGGGGGCGAATGAGTCTGTCAGAAGGCTTGTGAGCGAGAAGACGGACGAAATGCGAAGCAGGATCACGCATTCGCTCAAGAAGCGTGAAACGATCGAGGAGTCTAAATTTCAGCTTCAAAACCTGATGAGCGACATCACAGAGCGCAGTTCAAGCTTTGTCGATTCGCAGCTTATCCGGAGCAGGACGATGAGGAACAGTCCTCTTGCGGAGTATGTTGCACATAATGCAATGGCTGCCGAGATCGAAGGGAGGAGCTCCGACCCTGGATTTGAAGAAAGAATATCGAGGCAGGCGAGTGACTCAGGCACGGCTTTTGGATCTGACTACGCCGAGGGTTTTGAAGAGCTGAAGGCGGAGGTCGAGTCCATTCGAGAGGGAGCATCCCATCGCCTCAAGAGCTTCTGCCTTCACGGCGAGTTTGACGCAAAAAACAAGGCAGACGTGCTCGCAAAGAAGAGCGCGTCCGATGTGATTCAGGCGCTTGTCGACGACAAGGACTTCGGGCGCGCACGGGCTTATGCGGAGCGTCTGATGGAACTCGGATTCGGCGAAGAGCAGAAGTCTGGAGTTTTGAGGGCGATATCTGAGAAGGAGAGGATCGAGGCAGAGCGGGAGATCAATATAGCCGAAAAGGAAAAAGCCAAGGCCATCAAAGCTGCCAGGGACGAGTCTAATGCCCGGGAGTTTGCCGCAATGGCTGAAGGAAACCCTGGTGCCCCGTTCTATGAAGACGAGGCTGTCGCGGCCGCCGAGGCCGGAGATATGCAGCGCGCAAAGGCGCTACGGTCGCACGCAAACGAATTGCGCGAGGCTGCCGCTCGAGGCCGGGAGGATGAGGCCAGGAGGCAAGAGGCAAAGAGTCGCCAGGAGATCCTGGACAATATTCTCGAAGGGCAGATCAAGCTATTCAAGGGAGGAAACAAGCCGGACGACAATGCTCTCGCAGACTATCTGGCAAAGGCAGCCGGGGAACTTGAAGGAGTGGATAAAAAGGGTGCAGCGCAACTCCTGGAATCTGCCGCAAGACTGCGCGAGAGGGCGAAGGCGAATGCGGAAAGCGATAGGGGTAAGCGTGCGTCCGAAGAGACGAAGGCACGGGAGGATAAGATCCTCGAGGGTCAGATCAAGCTGTTCGAGGGCGGCAAGTCCCCGAATCCCGACGCCCTTGCCGACTACTTGACCGAATCTGCGAAGGAAATGTCCCCGTTCGACAAGGCCGGGGCGCTCAGGTTCCTGGTCAAGGCAGCGGGAATTCGAGACGAGTCCACGGCAATGAAGCTCAAAGCGGCACACGACGAAGCTGCTCGACGTGCGGACGCCGCGCGTGCAGAGGAGGCGCGCGCGCGAGCTGTCGTGAAAAGCAACGAGACAGACCTTCGCTGGGACATCATAAACCTGTACGACCTCGCCGACAAGGGCAAGGACACGACTCAGGCCCAGCTCGACCTGTGCCGCAAGATGGATGTGATGAAGGCCCAGAGAATGGTCACTCCGCAGTATGCCGAAACCTTCAGGACGGCGCTCGAAGGAGTCAACAATGCCGGAGTCAGGCGGGGCGTCCTGATGTTTGCCCGCCAGTGTGGAGTAGACTTCGAGCAGCTTGCCGACGGCGGATATTCAAAGTCCACACGAGACGGCAATGCCGCAAAGGACATAAGCCCCGAATGGGCCGGCGACGGGATGATCGGAGAACAGTTCTTCGCCCTGACTGACAGACTGCAGAGATCTCTCGAGAGTATGAATAATGATATCAGCCGACCCGGTGCAGCAAAGGCCGCGATCGACGAAATGGTCAGGGAGTACAGGTCTGGTGGATATGAAAAAGCTCTCCAATCCATCGAGAAGACCGTGTATGAGTATATTCTCAAGCAGCGAACTGACCAAGCGGAGACACTTATCCGAGAGGATCGCGAGCACAAAAAGAAGATCCAGGCAACACGGGAAGCTGCAGAAGAGATGGATCGTCAGAATTCCTGGCAGTTTTAGTAGAAGATTTGCATCATTTTTAACACGGAGACCAATATGAGCGATTCAACCATTCCGGGCGGGTTTAACCCCGGTAAGTTCAGAGAGACCAATTTTGGTCTCCCATTTGTGACGCCTGTTCAGACGGACGAATTCACGCAGGAAGAGAGCGACAGGCGACTCGCCCGCTATATGGCGTCTGCCAAGATGTTGGACGACGCCGACCTGGTTAAGCTTGACGAGAACCAGAAAATTGGACTCTTCCGCGCCACTACAAAGGGGATGTTCGGAATCGAGGACCTCGACGGATCGTTCTGTTTTGGCAAGAAGAGCGGTACGGTTGACGCAAACATCGAGAACCTGAGAAAATTTGCCCACGGCGACTTCGGCGTGATCACGACCGACGAGGCGAAGGCGTGGTCCGGAATGGATGAGGAGCAGAAATTCCAGTATGCACTCGAGCACGAGAGCAAGGGAAACAAAGTCAAGAGCAATATCAACGGCGACCGTGGAGACTCGCTGCTGCTTCGCTTGATGATGAATTCCGGGAACGGGATGGGGTATGCTCAGTTGCCGTCAGATTCTCAGCTGGAGGCCAGGGCGGAAAGCTACAGACGCAACAACTACGACACGATGACGCCTGAGGAACAGGCGAGATACCGTGCAGATGTGATTGGAGACTACGAGCGGAAGATCGCGGGAGAGCAGCCGCTTGCGACGTTTCTTTCCGCTTCCGGCCAATTGAGCGACAGAGCACGGTGGCTTCTCGCCGATGCGTACTCCAATGGCTCAATCGATGTCGACCAAATGGCGTCCCTTGACGAAGATGAGCGAGATCACGTCTACTCGACGCTTGCAGCAATGCGAGGCGATAAGAAGAAAGGCCGCCTGTTCACGACGCTTTGGATGAACGAGCAGGACTTTACCGACGACACCGCAATGAACCGAGTGCAGCTTGCTCTCTATGGCGGACAGCAGGCTTTCCTTGAAATGTTCACGGAGCCGTTTGGGCTTGCCAGGGATGTTGCGAAGTGGGCGTGGTACAAGGTGGCACTCGACGAGTCGAAGCGGAAGGACGCATTCGACCGTTGGAATGCCGAGGAGAAGGCGAAGCAGGCTCTCGAGCAGCCACTTCCCGACGCGACAACCTTTGGTGGTGCAGCCGTCCAGGGACTTGCCGAGAACTGGACATTTTGGGCTCAATACGGAATCGCCGACAAGGGAGCAAAGGCGTTCAAGGCTGCAAGCAAGGCGGCGAAGATCGCCAAGGCGACGGAAAAGGCTGCCGAAAAGTTTAAGGGGCGCGCCATCGCAAAGGCATTCGTCAATGCCGAAATCTCGGGACTGCCCAAGAGTGAGGCCGACGCTCTGTTTGCGATTCGTTCCGCTGTAATCTGCGAGCAGTATACTCGGAGACTGCAGAAGGCCCAGGCGATGGCAAAGGGCGCAAAAGTGATGGAAGGGGTTGGAGCGGCAGAATTCGCCGCCGGGCATCTTTCGGCATACGCGAGATTTGTCAACGAGTATGTCGAGAATGCTGACGCAGCCGGGGTTTCTCGCGAAATCTCCCTTCCGACATCCATCCTGGTTGGTGCCGTAAACGAGATCATTGAGCGAATCTATGTGCCCGGCCTCGAAAAGAACGTGCCGGGAGACGAGCTCAAGGCGATGATGCTCTCGTCTATGTACCGAATGGTCAAGAGGGACGGGGCGAAGGGATTTAGACGATATCTCGAGTTTACCCTTCCGAGATTTATCGGACAGACAGCCCGCGTGACGGCACAGGAGGGATTTGTCGAAGAACCCCTGCAGCAAGAGGTTATCGAGTCTGCCACTCTGATGGACGAAATGCGGCAGTTCAACAAGGAACTCGACGAGCGTGGCGTTGTCAATGACGAGCTCCGCAAGAAGATCGACAACGAGTTGGAGAATTTCTGGCGCAACGGTTGGAAGACTTTTGTCGACACGGCTGCCGAGGCGTTTCCGACGTCTTTCGGGTTTGGGGTGACCTCGATCGGAAATATGCAGATTCGCCAGTATTTGCGTGATAGAATGCGTCTCAGCAAGGCAAGGAAGGCCGGATCTGACTATTCAGTCGACGAAGGGGCGCTTGCATTCCTGTCCAGGAAGATGAATCTGAAGAAGCGGATCTTCGACTTTTGGGCGACGGACGAGGATGGAAATCCCACGATTCAAACCAAGGAAGACAAGGCGTTCTACGGGAACGAATTCGAAAAGGGGCTGCGCGAGGCGAGGAAGATTGTTCGAGACGGAACAGGCGACGTCGCCCAGCGAATCGCCAATGCGATGAACTTGGACCTCAAGGGGGCGGAGCTCGTCGAAGACTTTGTTCGGATCGAGGACACGCTTCAGAAGGCATCGCCGACTATTTCCCAGATTGTCCAGGGCAGTGCGCTGGTGGACATCAACGAGGATACGATCGGGACAATCCTGCCAGGATATGTGAAGGGCTCCCTCGTGAAGGACGACGAGAATGGAGTCTACACGGCGAAGTACAAGATTGGCGACGCGGAGCGGACAGTGGCCTATCGCACGAAGGATACATATGAGACCCTGGTTCAGTTTGCCCTGAACAATCCAGACGCCTACCGAGGCAGCTACGAAGCAGCGACCGAGAACGATCCCAATGCTATTCCGTGGGAGGAGTTTTCAAAAGACCCGACATCTCTCGAGAAGTTCATCCGGAAGAATGTCAACGCCTATACCGACAGTAATGAGGCGAATATTCTTGTCACGGACGAAGACGGGAAGCAGCATCTTATCCGAGTTGATGACGTGGTCTACCTGATGGAGGGAAGGCCGGGTGATGTTGGGTACGGCGACTCGACTATGACTGACGCACGCCACGAGTCATTTCACCCGATTTGGACTTTTCTCCGGAGCACGGCCGCAGACAAGGAAGACGTCAGGAAGTTTGCGCTCAACCAATTCGGCATCGACATTTCCGACCCAACCGGGGACGCGAAGTTCGACGACATTATGGCATACGAATACCAGGAGCACGCAAGCGGTAATTACGTCTCTCCTGGCGTGTCAGAGTTTCTGACCAAGATGGAGCAGTCGGGATTCGGAAAGTTCCTGAAATCGATTGCCGACAAGATTGGCATCACGGATGTGGCGACAATGCCGGACCCTGAGAATCCTGGCGGGAGAAAGAAGATCGGCCTCGGAGACCTGTACGATCTGATTATGCGCGGGAAGATTGGAACCGGCTGGGCCGGCGTGGAGAAAGCTGCCGGCGGCGTGACTGCCAAGGTAGGCGAGAACGAAGTCAAGCCTAGCGACTCCGGTGAAATGCCTGAAGTTGACACAGGATCCGAGGAGAAGCCCAAAGAGCCCGTGCAGGCTCCTGCTCAGAGCGTTTCCAATCCGACGGCGCCACAGTCTGAAAAAGAACCTGTTCAAAGCGTGGAATACACAGCAGAAAAACCTGCTCCGCCAGAGGTTTCAAACGCGAAGTTTTATCGAATCCAGGCAGACGGGGAAGGAAAGGTTTTCCTAGTCGGCGAGCTCGAGGTTGCCGAGGCAGAGGATTCGGTTACGAGCTACAACGAAGGATACACTGACCCCGATCTTCAGAACCGTGGAACCGGCACCGAAGACTCAATTGCAGCAGCTGAAAACATTGCATCCAACTTGGATCCGAGGCAAACTTCTCTTATTCAGCCGAGAGCCAACAACGGAATCAAGTGGGTCACTCCGTCCGGAATGGTCTTTATCGGAAATACAAGAACCAGGGGAGAGCAGCTTGCGTATGAAAGAGGGACTGCAGGGGCGCTCGACGAGTTTGTCCGAGCCCAGGCAACTCTGCACGGCCTGACAATTCCGGAAGGGATGAGGCACCCGACATTGAGATTCAGACTTATCCGAGTTGAGTCTCCAGATGGGACAAACATCTCTATGAGGGATGTTGTCAGGATGACCAACGAGAGCCAGCAGCGCGGGATGGACGAAGTCGAGCAGGCCGGCAACGACGCTCTGATTTTCGAAAACGAAGACATCTTGAGCGGATTGTCGTTTAGGTCTGATGGTCGAATCGACGAGTCCAAGAGTGGAGAGGCGATTGGAAAGTTTCGCCGCGCCACAGGAATGCAGGGGATGATCGGTGAGGACGGCCTGCTTACTGAAGCCGGAGAAAAGCGACTTGTCAGTGCAGCGATTGCCAGTCTCATTGGGTCTTCTGCGGAACACAAGCCGCTCCTTCGGAAAATTATCACAGATTCCGGACGCCTGGATATCAGGAGTCAGCTTCGAGCTCTTGTTGCGACTGCTCCAATGTTGAAGGAGATTGCCAAGCAAAAGCCGGCATACGACCTCACAAACGACCTCTCGGACGCTCTTAGAAGGTTTGTCGAATGGCGCGACGCCGACGAGTCTAAGCGCATTGAGAAAGGGGCTACCAGGAGGTCCTGGCGAGAGCCATCTGAAAACGGCAGCCGCAAGCGCGGAATCTCCTGGGAAAGACATTCGAGCCAGGGGGATATGTTCGACAATCAGACGGAGGCGTCAAAGATCCTGTCTGAAATGCTGGCAAAGACAGAGTCTCTCCGAAGCTTTGACCGTGAAGACAATGAGAGCGAGGTTGGCAAGCAGAGAGTCGTGTCGCTGATTGGCGGGTTTCTCGGCGACTTTGCGAACAATGCAAGGGCTGCGAATCCTGAGGCCGATATGTTTGGCACTCCTGGAACAACGAAGGAAGAGATCCTTTCTGTGCAGCGGGACAAGAAGGACTCGTTCGGCGTGCCTCGTTTTAGCACTGTGTCTCTTTTTAACGAGGATGGGACGATCAATGTCTCCCCAGAGACAGTGGGGATGATCTCACCTGAAATGGCGCAATGGGATCTGACTCTCGAGCAGCAGGAGAAGTACAGACAGCTGATGTTCGAGAGAGACGCCCGTATGAATGCGGAGATCGACTCTTGGGATCTGACTGACGACGAAATCAAGTCGATAGAGTCTAGGATGGATATTGTTGACTCTATCAAGGACGCAGACCTGATTATGCCCGACGGGAAGCTTGTTAGAATTCCCGATAGTATGTCTCATTCCGGAGGATTGGCAACTGTCATCTCTAGGCCAATGACAGTTCACGGGCGTAGAGTAACCAGGAAGGATGGTACGTTTGTCAACGACTTCTCCAAGCCACTCCTGGTGGCCGTGAAGTCTGGCGTTATCAGAGTAGCATCGAATCGTGGAGGGCTCGAGCTCGAAGGGAAGAGGGAGCTGTCCAGCGAGCAGATATCTCGTGTTGAGCAATATATTGACTGGGCAAACAGGGATGGAGGAGTTGACGGTTTTTCAATTGACTATGCAATCAATGGAATATCTGACTCATCTTCGCCCTCCGTGCGGTATCAAAGGGGCATTAGTCCTTCTGTTGTGCTCGAAGACCTAAGGAGATACAGAGAAGAGAGCCTGGAGCCTGGCAGGCCAATGTCTGTTTATGGCCCGGAATACGACCAGTTCTTCTCGAGAGAATACTGGAAGAGCGGCAACTTCAGCGTCCGCCCCGTCTATACAGGCACGGGTATGAGATACACAAAACCTTCGCTCAATTTCATAGGGACCGGTGAGGGGTCTCAGGTGTATGGGTGGGGGCTCTATGGAAGTGCAGTTCGAGGAGTCGCGGAAGTCTACGCCGGCATTGGTGCAAGGAAGAATATCGGGATGGGAGTCTCGTTTAAAGGTGAGCCTCTTTTCAGAAACTGGAAAGGATGGCCGCAAAATGACGCTGGACTTATTGCATCTAGACACTTGTTTGATATGCTGGACGGAGACACGGTTGACGGCGTGATTAAGAAGTTGCACGACGTTGCCGAATATTGCAGAGGAATGAAGCTGTCTGAGTCCTATGCTCAATCCTATGATGATGCAGCCGAAATTATCGATGCCAACAGGGACGACCTTGATGTTAAGTGGGATCCTGGGATTGGATACATTGTCAACCAGACCTTCTTCACTGATCGTGAAGACGGCGACGAGTCTCATCTTCTCAATTGGTACGAAGAAGCCCCTGCGAAGCTAATTGACGATGTGGCAGGAATCCTGTCGGATGCAGGATATGACGTTCGGCGAAACGACCTTGATGATGGATGGAAGGTTTTCAAGAGGGGGAGCAGCCATCCGTTCTTTGGCTTCAAGGATTACGGCAAGAGCTCGTCTGCCGTGACTGTTCAGGCAGTCTATAGCAACCTTGCCAATGCGACATCTCCGAAAGATGCAAGCATTGCCCTGGCGAAGAGGGGATGGGATGGCATAAAGTACCCAGTCAATTCATTTGGATCAAAGTCCAAGAAGGACGGGGATGTCGCCGGATGGAATTATGTTTCATTCCGAGACGACAATATCAGGATCGATTCGGTGGATGAAGACACCTATGCAGACAAGGGAAGATTCTCTGTTGCAATCGGGCCGATTGGAGCCCGAAGAATTGGTGGGCGTCACGACAGAATGTTCGACGCAATCCTGCAATCCGGGGCTCGCAAGGATCGGAAGCTGGTCTGGCAGAATACTGGATGGTACAAGGGGGTTGACGGAAAGTGGCGCACAAGAGTGTCCAACGGGAAGATTAGCAAGGAGTTCGAAAAAGCTGCCACAGTAGGGGAGATTCTCGACGGAGCAGACGACCTGTTTCTTGCATACCCCGAGCTCAAGAAGATTCGCATTGTCCATCGGAAACTCGAAAGGGGGACTCTTGCGTCGCTTGAAGGGAGTAAGATTTCCATTGACCTCGAGAAGATAAAGAATGGGGTTGGTTCTGCAAAGGCGACTTACCTTGAAGACCTGGCCGTCGAGGCAGAGAAGTACAGGGAGATCGCTGCAGACCCGGCCATTTCGGGAGACTCGGAGCTTCGATCTGAAATGGCTTCACGCGCAGATGAGGCAGAAGAGGCGTCCAGGAATCTTCGTAAGCAGATTGAATTCGAGTACGGTGATCGCGTGCTCGAAAGCATCGTTCACGAAATCCAACACTACATCCAGGACGAGGAGGGATTCGCGAGAGGGACAAACGTCGACTACGAGAAGGAGCTCGCCGAGCGTCGTTCTGCGAGACTCAAAGAGCTGTTTGATGATGTAATGTCTCAGCTTCAGAAAGTCGGAAGGATCAAGGACGAAGCCAAGAGGATCGAGGAAGGGCAAATACTCAACTTCAAGCTTCTTATGATCAAGGCTGAAGACGAGGACTTGCAGGATATGATCGAAAAGAACGACTTCTATCCTGTCTACTTCAGGTCATCCGGCGAAGTCGAGGCTCGATATGCCAGCCACTCGAGAAACGACGACCCTTCGGACCGTTCCGGGGAGGCTCCCTGGGAGTGGATGAACAACTCGGGGGACGGGCTTGCGGTTCCCGAGCACGAGCAGACCGTCCGCTTCTCTACGATATCCGACAGGGCGAGAATCGAAAAGCTAGAGAAGGAAATCTCTCGTGGCGAGTATGATGTTACCTATCGGGCAATGGAGCTTGCGGTTGATGAAGACGGGAGGAAAGTGTTGATCCCGCCAATGGCCGGAATCGTCGACGGAAAGCTCAACAGCCCTGCAGTCGAAGGGGAATGGGTGGAGCCCGAAGACTTGACGCACCTTGTCCCGAAGAGCGGAAGAAACAAGGGGAAGTTCCCGCTGAAGTACCGGGTCACAAACCAGGAGACCGGTAAGACTAAGATTCAGACCACCTGGGTCGCGCTCAATCCGTACATCCATTCATCCTTCAATCCGTTCAACGACCAGTTTTCCGCTGCCTACAACCGTCCGAATATGGTTGTCGTGCGCCTGCTTGTGCCAAGGAGCGCATCTACTGGGGAGAAGACTCATCCCCTTGCAAAGAACGCCCCAGGCCTCACGGAGTGGAATTACGGTCCCGTGTCCAAGCAGCTGATCGCCCTTGGCAAGCCGACGCGCAAGGTACTCCTCTCGACGGCTGCGAAGATTGATAGTCTTCTTTCGGACGGCGAAGTCGCCGATCTGTTCGACGAAATCTGCAACGGAGTCAAGGACAAGCTCGACATCCCGTCGAATGTAATGACCCCTGGGCTCAGAGCTGAGTTCGAGAAGAGAGGGTACCGCATCGACGGAACTGTCAGATTCTCGACCCGAGTCACCGACGAGGAGTGGGAAGCTGCAAAGCAGGAATTTGGACTCACCGACAACGCATTTGAGGCCGGATACATTCTTCCTGATGGGAGTATGCTCGACTTCAGCGAGAAGAACAATGGCGGCCCGGGAGGGATGAGGACGCTTGACCACAGGGCAATCGGCGGCGTTATATCACGAAAAGACAGACCCGGTGAGCAGCGAGCTGCGATGGAAGACGCAATGTCGTCCGGCGCAATTCGAGTGTATCCCGAAATGCCTGGATTTGAGTTAAGATCCGAGCCGAGCAGGTCTGCAATGTGGACTCTAAGGGAGGCGTTTGACCAGTTGAAGTTTGCGCCGTCGGCAGACCAATGGGGGATTATGGTTGAATTTTCGACTCCGTATATATGGAACGGCGTCGAGACGGGTGACTATCAGCATCAGCGGGTCGAGTATAGCCCTAGGACTTCGTCCGAGAGAGTCGCCGAGGACATTCGCACATTCTTCCGCGACGGAGTTCTTCCTGACGGCACGTTTGGCAATGGACAATTCAGCGCCGTGAAGAGCGGAAACTATGCCGGTATGAGAGAGGGCGCGCTCAGCGAATACCAGGAGCGTCAGAATGCGGCCATTCGCCGGACGAGAAACGATGAACTGATGCTGAATATGCTCGCCAAGGGCGTCACTGGATGCAGGGCAAGGACAGATTTCCTGGGGATCCGCAGTGATGGCGTCGCGGCGGAGACAATGCTTATGCTTTCGACCATCGGAAACAGGATGGAGCTTACCGAAAGGGCGCGTCGATTCTTCGAGAACGAGAGTCCTATGACAGACAAGGTCATTCGTCAGGTCAAGGAATTGACGAAGGGCGGGACTGTCAAGATCATTCTAAAGCCGGCAATGATGCTCCCGGCAAAGAAGACCACCTGGAACTCAACTATTGACGACGGAAACGGAGTCATATTGCGCAAGGTCGACTCGTTCACGACGGCCTTCATCGAGCACCTTGCCAAAAAGACAGGGGCAGTACCAGATTGGACGGTCAAGTCGGGATGGCTGCCGACGGACGCCAAACTTCCACACGAGCGTATGCCATTCCTTGAGACAGGGGTAAGAGCGAGCTCGCTCGACAACGAGTTTTCGTTTATCGTTGGAGGCGTGCTCTTCAACGAGCTCCCGCTCGTGCATATGGCAAATATGACCCCCAACGTCGTCGGGATGGCTGCGTATGCTGTCAACCGAAACGGAACGCTCAGAGGTATGCCGATGGACGTCGACATAGTCGACGGCGACTTCGTGCTGACTCCTGGGCAGGACGGCAGCATTCACGACGTCCTTGCGAAACTGTCGCCGGGCAATGCCCGAAGGGGATACCGTGGGTATCGGGAATTTGTGTCCGAGATGGCGCTCTACCCGCCAACGATCCTCGACAGGATCAACCAATGGGAAGATGCGTGGCGCCTCTGCAAGAACCCAGAGTCAAGGATGTTCGTCAAGATCTGCGAGCAGCGCGCCAACAATCGACAAGCTCCGAAGACGGACGAAGAGCTCGACTTCGAGGCGTGGGACGAGTACCGGCTTGCGCGACTTGCAAGCCCTGTTGCGTCCCGCACCGACAAGACTGTTGAAGTCGGGAGGAGCATAAATGGAGACGGCCGCATCATTATAGGCGGAAACCTTGACCTTCTCCGTGGATACAAGAGTCCCGGTGGAGTGAGCGCAAGCAGTGCGTTCTACTCGTTTGCTCGCGCCGCCATCGAACAAATTAAGGAGCAAAAGAACAATCCTGAGATCAGCTACAGCCAGCTCGAAGACTATGTAGTCGACCAAATGAAGCAGATCAACAAGGAGTTTGGCAAGGACGAAAAGGAAGCTGTTGGATGGTTCCAGGGATATGTCGCATCAAAGTTCATCGGAACCGGGAGACATTGGAACCTCATCAATGTAGCTGCGACAAAAATCGCGAGAAAGCTCGACGAGAATGGGCGCATCATCGATCGGCTCGCAAAGATTGTAAAGGGGAATGGTCGTGTGGTGTTCGCATATGCGATGCACCTGAACAGTCGAAATATCATTCCGCGGAGTGCGGCACGGTATCTATCGGAAGAATTCCACCGACGCACCGGGAAGCTGTGCTCGTTTGTTCAATTCAACGAGACAAGCAACAGCCATCTCTATGGGAAGACGCGAGCCGAGAGATTCAACACTGTCCTGAAGTTTGAGACCAAGGCGCTTTTCAATGCGGATGACCAAATTGTCATCGTTGACGACGTTGTCGCAAACGGGACGACGATGGCCGCATTGCTGAATCACATCGTCGAAAACGAACACGTAGATCCTGTTGGAGCTGTATCACTCTCTGCAGACTACCAAATGATCGACATTTCCAAGGGGCAGTTGTTTGCGTCAGATTCCACATTGCAAACAATGTCTGAACTTGCTAAACTACCGCAACGGCAAATTAGGGGGATACTCGGATATGGAACAGACAGACTCACTGATCCTGAGGCAAGGGGAATATGTAATGTACTCAGGCGAAAGGGTGTTGGTGGACTGGGATCCGTTCGCATTCACACAGAGGGCGAATCTAATGATGCTGGAAGAGGCAGTTTTGTCGGAGAAGGAAAAGCGAATCGGGGAAATGGACAGGAAAGACCTGGATACTCCTCCGGAGCCAATCTTTACCTAGAAGCAAGAGATCCAAATACCGGACTCTATTCTCCTGAAGCCGTCCGAGCGATGGACGAGCTGTTCAAAACGCCTGGCACCAAGTCAGCACGTAATCGAGGTGCAGGCTCCGACCTGGATGAAATCGCAACCCGTCGCGGCATTGATCTTGGCACCTATCGAGCGTCTGGCGGAAAATTCTCCGTCCGGCCAGGCGACCTGATCGCCGCAAAGCAATTTGATTCGCTTTCGTCTCCACGGTTCTCGATCCTCAATCGGAATATCGTGTGGAGTGAGCTGCCTGAATCCCTCAAGACTGTCATCAACTCCACCTCCCTTGCCCACTTCGAGAGCGCAGACCGGAACAAGGTGCAGCGCGACTACTTCTACAGTCTAATGGGGGACCGCAATACCTGGGCGTCTGAGAAGCCGGAAGCCAGGCGGTATGCCGACAAGCTCTCGAAGCAGCTTGGCACGGAATGGCTTGGAAAGTATCTTCTTGCCAAGCATTTCAGCGGTGATGCGGAAGCTGTCCAAGTTGTCAGGCACTATGTCAAACAGAACACAGTTGGAGCAATTCGCGAGGCGTGGGATCAGAGCCGTCCCTTGAGAATAGTGTACATTCAAAGCCAAGAGGGGACGGGGATTAACAGGATCCCGCTTGCCTATGCTGCATACCTGGAGAATGCGCTTGGTTCGGGGGCGACGGTTGACGGCAGCGTTGTGAAGGTGTCCACAGATCAGAACACGCGCGCCGACCAGAAGGACCGAGTTTCCAGGGACTTCAAATTCGAGAGCGAAGGACCGATCGACCAGGCATCGCAGTATTTGATTGTGGATGACACGTGGACGAGTGGGCAGACGACCGTCTCTATGCTCGACTATCTGCGTCAACAGGGGGCTGATGTAATCGGAATCACGACCATCGCAACCGGCAGGTACGGAAAAAAGATTATTCCTGAAGAATCGCAGTTGCGCCGTGCCGTGGAAAAGGCTAAACTACAGTCGATTGAACAAGCCAACCAGGTCCTTGCGTTCGATCTCAGAAAGGCTACAGGAAGTGAATTACACGGATACATCCTCCAAGGAAAGCAAGGTCCGCAAGGACTCCAGCGCTGGTTCCGCGAAGTCAACTCGCCAATGCTCCCAGGAGTATTACCGAATCAGGGAAGAGTCGTCTCGGGCAATCGAGAGAATGAGGGAGCTTCTGAAGCGGCAGCCGGAAGAAGCTTAACTGCAACCGGCTCCGAGCCGACCTACAATGGGCAGATGGTTCTGCCTGGATTCGGCAGATTCTCGTCTGTATATCCCCAGTTCAACAACCTGTCCGACGACGAGCTTATGTCTATTGCAGTCGCAACAGACATCGCGCTCGGCAAGTCCGACAAGGTTTCGGACAGGTCTGTAAAAATCACCCGTGTGCAGAAAATGGTCAAACAGATGCACCCGGAATATACTACGGCCCAGGTCGGAGTTGAAAGCGCCAGGGTTGCGACCGACGCGCAGCGTCTCGCCAAAAGGATCCGCGAAGATCTCGAGAGGGGCGTCTCGGAGTCTGCCATCATCTCTCATCTCCCCGAAGCCTATCGCGCGACATTTGGAAAGGAAATGCGCGAGCAGGCCAGGACTGGCGCGAAGATTGGCAGCAAGAACGCCAAGGCATATCTCGCGCTGAAAGGCCGGCGTGACAAGCTGATTGAAGACGCTGTCCGGGTGCAGACGGGTGTCGAGACCAAGATGCTCGAGAACGAGTATGGAATCGACCTGTCCAAGACTCTGCTTGCAATGTCCGAAAACCCGATGGACAAGCCTCCAGTCATCCATTCGCAGCCTACCGGGGCTGCCGTGGTTGTCGAAGACCAAGAATCTGATACGGATGCAAAGGATGTGTCCGACGCAATCCAGAACGCCGTAGATGACATTGTCAACGCGACAAAGGCGTCTTCGGAACTGAACGAGCAGAACAGGAAGAACCGGGAGAATGCCAGGAAGAGAGAGGAAGAGCGAGCAAAGACAATAGACGGGGATGAGGGAGCAGAAGGCGATGGGGATTTGTCAGGCGCCCAGGATCCCGATATTGTGGAGCAGGCTGTCAGAAAGGCGGAGGTAGATATCGAAAATCCGCGCCACCTTGCCGAGTTTGTTGTCGAGCTCGCCCGGCGCTACTGGATCGCCAAGAAGGGGCTTGCAATCACTGCAAATCCGTGGATTGACAATGTCGCACTTCAATTCCTGCGTAAGACCGCACAGAACATCTATGCAAAGCTCTTGAAGGACCTCACGTTCTCCGGAAGACGAGAGGCGGCCGTGAAGGCCATACGAGATCTCGAGACCGTCCCGACCGTCACCGGGCTTACGTCTGAAATGGCCTATATCGGATCGGTCATCCACGCACAGAGGATTCGCGACAAGCGCCACGAAATGGTCGAGGGGCTCGACAAGTTCCTTCAGGATGAATTTGGCGCAAGGGGACGATTTAAGCCGGATCAGGAGACGCTCAAGAGAAAGGTTTCCGCCGAGAGCGAGCTTCGTGCCCGTTATATGCGTCACGCTATGTGGCTCACTCCGACCGCAGTCGCCGAGGAGACGCAGCAGTACCTCGAGGCGATAGCTTCCATTTCCGTTGAATTCGACAACGAAGGCAAAGACAAGGATCAGAGCCGCGAAATGATGGAAGCGATCCGCAATCTCGGAATCCTTCGAGAGTTTGGTGGACTTGTCTACAAGATGCCGTCGGAGATCGAGCAGGCAGTAAACTACTGGAAAGACCTGGCGCAGCAGTCCGGCGGAGATGTCGAAGAGGCAAACCAGCGGCGTGAAGACAGGACCACGAAGGCTGCCGAGGTCCTGGCTCGAGCGTTCAGGAATGCGGCACGCAAGTACAGAGCTGAAGGCGTGAATCTTTCGGAAAGGATGAGCGACTACATTCAGAGCCATATGGGGTTCATCAACCTCATACGCGATATGATGAGGTATTCATCCGAGACCGATAGAGAGATTGCCGAGAGGATTGTGAAGTACCTCGAGCTCGAGATTCAGAAGGCTGGAACGAGGGCAATGACGGGAAAGAGAGAGCAGGGCACGAAGTTTGCCCGGGCGCTTGAAGCCATATATGGCAAGGATTTTCAAAAGGTCATTGAAGAATTCAATAAGCCGGACGATCGCTTTGCTCCGTTTATGGGCGTCGTAGGAGGGAAGCGGGTGCAGCCGACTAAGGGCCGTGCGATTCAGCTTCTTGTGTCCCTGCTGCAGGTCGGAAGAAAGACTGAGGGCATCGACGAAAATGGCGACAAGGTTGTCGAGTGGGTTGGCGGGTATCACGACAATATCGTAAAGCACCACCGAGAGGACCAAGCCGCCAAAATCTCTTCTCTGCTTTCGCCCGAGGACTTTAATTTGATCGACTGGCTCGCAAGGTGGTATGAGCTCAACAGGAGCAGCTTGTCGTCCGTGAGTGAGGATCTGTTTGGTATTGGTGTCTACGCCGAGACGAGCAACTACTTCCCGGTGAAGATGCAGCTGCCTCCGCAGGGTCTCGAGAAGGGGTCTGGTGTTTCCTGGACTATCTTCCCGAAAGCTTTGACGCCGCGCGTGAGAAACGAAAGAGACTTCGACACGACAGCCGACATCCTTTCGCTGTTTATGGCGAGAATGGAGGAGGCTGAACAGTGGAAGGCGCACGCGAAGCTCGGGCTTGAACTGAGAGGAATCTTTGGTCGAGGCATTTTGCAGGAAGCTGTCGTTGCCAACCATTCGACCAAGGCAAAGAATCTTATGCTCGGATTCATAACCGACATCCTTGCAGGTGCCGGGGCTGCGGAGCGTGACGCGACGAGCGCCACATACTGGTCAGACAAGATCCGTGGATGGGCTGCGCTCGGCGCACTCGGCGGAAACGCCGGAGTTATGATGAAGCAAACGACCTCCATTCCTGCATTCGGCTTCGAAATCGGTCTCGTCAAGACCGGGAAATATATTCTGTCGGCAATGACTCCGGAAGGCATTGCGGCTATGAAGATCATCTTCAACTCCGAGGAGAGGAAGAACAGGTGGAATGTTGGTAACACTGAGGAAGTCAAAAATGCACTCGCTCAGTCGAGCTCCTCAGCTCTCGTGAATCTTATCAAGGCGTCTATGTTCACCAATAAGATCGGCGACCTGGTGCCATCACTTGTTGTTGGACAGGGAATTTACCGGGATGCGCTTGACCAGGGGATGAGTCACGAGGATGCACTAGCCTACACCTGGATGCTGGTCGAGCGCACGCAGCAGTCTAGCCGTGTCGAAAACCAGGCGCACTTCCAGCGTCGCACGAAGTATGGGCGCGCCCTCTATCAGTTCCTGTCAACTCAGCAGCAGTATCTCCAGTACGAGGTAATGGCGATCCGCAGCCTGGCGGCCGATCCGGCTAATGCGGAAAAATGGGGGAAGCTTGCAAACGCACTTGTCCTCAATCACTTCATCCTGTCCTCACTCTATTACTGGATGGGCCAGCTTTACAAGGCATTGCTCGGGCAGAAACCGTCAGATGATGAGTTTTCCGAGTGGATCGTCAACTGTGTCCTCGGTCCTTACGGAGCGCTGTATGGCATTGGATGGACCACAGCAGAGGCAGTCAACAGGTGGATTTGCGGAAACAAGTTTGGAAGCCAGAAGACTCTTCCGTCGCTGTCGTTCGCATCCAACGTACTAGTGAACGACCCTGCGTCCCTGATCGAATCTGTCTTGTCAAAGAAGAAAACCTGGGACGATGTTCTTGAAGACCTTGGAAAGTGGGCATCGGATTTCAATGCTGTTTTCCGCGACGCCAGGAAGGTTTACAAGAACTGGGTCAAGGGAGACAGGCGTAAAAAGAAATAACATCTTCCCGGCGACAGGGGATTGGTCTCCTACCTGTCGCCGGGGCATTCATCTCGATGAACTTCGATACGACACTCCTGTCCGTGCGTAAATCGCACCGGGCACAAGACGTCGGGTATGAACCTCGGCGGTAGGCGAACACGCCTACCGCCTGACATCCCATAGCAGAAGGCCTACGAGTGCAGGCCTCTGTTTGTTATGCATTTTCAGAGAGGGGAAAATGTAATGCAGGATTGGTTCAACGACTTTCAGAGGATTGTTCGGTCAGACGATATCGAGGCGATTATCGACCGAGAGGCGATAAGACCAGGAAGAAGCGTAGACAGCGACGAGGTTGAGCAGGGAAAGCGGGACGTGCTCGGAGTGGTTGACGCGATCAAGTCCAGCAGAAAAAGCTCCTACCCTGCGCTCATACGCCTTGCCGTAATCTGCGCATCATTAACCATAGAGCAGTTTGAACTCTTCGCCTGGATTATCGGAGGCGGAGGGTTGACAGAATACGCCAAAGGTAGAGGCGTGTCTCGTGCAGCCGTCCATAGGCAATGGAACCGGATTGTTGCGAAGAACCCGTCTTTAAGGGAAGTAACTCCAAGGAGAAAAAAATGAAACACGATGAGTATTGGAAGAAGGTCGGAGAAGATGCCATTGATAGGCTGCACAGACTATTCAGAGATTGCGTGAAAGACGTCGAGGATATCGTCGGAGACGAAAATGGGATCGACTCGTACGAGGATGCGAAGTGCGTACTTGCATACGCCCTCAGCCGGGCCGAAAACTGCGAGGAGCGTGCGTGTGCGATCATTTCCGTAACAGAGGCGCTACACGCGCAGCGTGAGATTGAGGCGAATTTAAGTCAGGCGGGTGCCTGACTTGATAAACAAGGCCGGAAGGACTGCAGTCCATTCCGGCCTTACGGAGGATAGCCCCCGTGCGATTTCTCGCGCTGTGACGGTACGAGTATAGCACGGGCTCCCGTACATAGCAAGAGCGAAGGCTTGTCGCTCTTTAAAAGTATGGAGGTGCTCAATGACTGAGAACACTACTACGACAAAGGTCGAAGACTCGACCTCGTCTCGCGGCGCCCAATGGGCGGGTGCCGGCTCTCTGATCGCCATCGCGGCGCAGTTACTCATCAATGGTGGCGGGCTCGGTGGAGGTATTTTCGGAGGCAACCAGAATGCGCAGATCGCCAATGCTGCCGTGCAGGCAGAGCTTGCACGCAAGGACAGCGAGATTGCACTTCTGAAGGCCGGTCAGGAAACCGACAAGAAACTGGTGGACGTCTACACGACGCTCCGCTCCCAAGACAAGGCACAGGATGCCAATATCGCGTCGCTGAAGGATGACATCCACGCTTTGGACAAGCGAATCAGCGAGGTCGCCCTCGTTTCGTCCAACGGCATCACAATGCTTAACGGCGCAGTCGCCACTCTTCAGAACACGGTGAACTCCGTTACGAAGATTGTCATTCCGAATTCCAATGTGTGTCCCGGATGGGGCGATGTGAAAATCACGCCCGCGACGTGATTCTGTGCGGGGGATGCTTTAGCGTCCCCCGCTTTTAAGTTTCCGGAAATTTGCCAGCAGGAGCAAGATTTATGAAAGCAAACGAGTTTGTGGACAAGCTGTGCGTGTTTGCAAGAGAATCGATATCCGCGAAATGCACCAATCCAAAAACGCTCGGGATGATAGGATTTACCACAGTTGGAATCGGAAGGAAGACTGCCGAGAAGTTCCTGTCTCCGTACCTTGAAATGTGTACTGATGAAGCAGGAGACATAGACCTTGACGGACTAAAGGAGTCTGCACTGAGTGCAGTCAATATGGCCAAGTCAATTCCTGTGTTGTTTGGTATGATATCCATTGAGCCTGGGGATGTGGTGGAGTTCTTCTCATCTATCGGGAAGTAAAGGTTGTGAAATGGGTGTGACCAGAATGTGGGTATTCCCATTTTTTGTGTACATATACTTGTAAAGGTTAACGAAAAATGATAGAATTTACGCATAAACATTAACCTTTCCAGGGATCGTGCCCCGTCTCTTGCCCCATTCTTTTTATTGGGAAACTCCAATAAAATAAGGCGCTGAGCTAGGCGCTGCTTCCCGAGTGTGTACGAGATTGTGACAATGGAGCAGCCCTATGAGCATCTACAAACGCGGCAATGTCTGGTGGATGGACGTCTATGTCGGCGCTGAAAATCGGCGTGTCAGGAAGTCTACCGGAACGTCGGACAAGGTCAAAGCACGCCTAATTGAACAGTCGGCTATGAGCCTTAACCGTGGAATCACGGACCGGCAGCGGGCGATGATGATCATCGACGCAGTAATGCCCGAACACCACAGCGGGCTTGAAGTCAAGGATCTTCCCGAATTCTATCACAAGGCATTCGAGGAAGGCGGGTCTGAACTTCTTCCCCGCGAGCTCACCGGTCGTGTGCATCTTCTCTCTGTGCTGGCACAATGGTGCCACGACCACACTCACGTCCGATTTGTGTCCGAGATCGATGGCGAAGTTGCCTGGCAGTTTGCAAGCTTCGTCTCGAAGGGCAATTCAGCCAAGACTCGAAACAACAAGGTTGGACATCTGCGCACTGCCTGGAAGCTGCTCATCACCAGGGGAAAGGCGAAAGACAACCCCTGGACACTTGCCCGAGTGCAGCGTAGGCCGGACGAGGAGAAGCACGGACGCGCGTTCACAGAGGACGAATGCGCCAGGATCCTCGAGGCGTGCCGGAAGTGGGGACACGAATGGCCGGAGGTGTTCACTGTCGCAATGTACACAGGACTCCGGATGGGAGACGTCGTTTCCCTCACCTGGGATCAGGTCGACACTGCAGAGCGAATGATTCGAATAAAGCCGAGCAAGACCAGGCGCCACGGAATCGAAGTCAACATCCCTATGCACGCGCGCGTGCACGACATTATATCCCGTGTCGAACACGCGTCAGAGTATGTTTTCCCGTGGAGAAAGCGCAGGCAGGGAATCAATAACCCAGTGAAGGGCGACTGCAAATTCTCGCAGATCCTGAAGGACGCAGGCATTGTGGCGGGTGATGGGGAGAAGATCTCTTTCCATTGTGCCCGCCATACTATGGTGACAAATCTCGCAGCTGCCGGAGTTGCTCCCGACGTGCGGATGCAAATGACAGGCCACACCAATGCTGCCACGCACGCAATCTACACACACGACGACACAAGCTCAAGAGACGCAATTGAAAAGCTGAAGTGAGTTATTCTTCGTATAAAGGTTTATCGATTGGTCTTTACTTGTTGACCTTTACAAAGACGAAATGATATCATCTGCGCCGTTCAGAAAACTACATCGCTTAATCGAAATGCGGAGGGCGCGTGGACATTAAAGACTTTTTAAAGGATTTTAAAAATACCCCCTTGTGCGGTTTATATAAACCGAGTATACTGTGGGGCAACGAAAGGTCAGGTAGAAATGCCGCAGGCACATCAAGAAGGTCAAAAGGCCATATCTGTTTGGTTGAGCGAAGAAGACCGGGCACTCCTCAAGAGATTGAAGGAGCTTGGGCTTATTAAAGATCAGAGCGATTTTATCCGCAAAGCCATCGAAGAGAAGGCGAAAAAGGAAGGTATCAAATGAACGAAGTCCAGATTGTGATGTCCACAGATTCAGTCATCCAACTGTTTTTGATCTGCGCGAAGAAGGACATTACTCCGAGTCAGGCAATTTCGGAAATCATCAAGGAAGAGTCCGAGAAAGCCGGCATCAAGGTTGAATCTTAATCAATTTTTTTTTGGAAAGGGGTTTATATAAACCCTAAAAATTTTGCAGCGGGTTTATATAAACCTCAGAGGAGAAAAGATGAATGTCGATATCGGATATGTCGTGATCGCCGGAGTTTCAGGTCTGGCAATCGGAGTATACATCGGCGCCGTCGCCGTGTGCTACATCATTGAGCGCATTGTCACCAAGTTTAGTGCCGAGTGCCTCAAGGAGGACTGACTGATGAAATTCGAGCGCGAACAGAAGAGGAGGCATTTGCGCTGCCAACTACGCCAGGTATCGACCGTGCGGGTGGTTGGCCTGCAAACCGCAATCGAGGATCTCGGCACGCATATGGTCCACGGAAACCCCGTGCAGTATACACGTGTCGCCGTATGGTCTGTCCTGACCGGTCGCCGCAAGTCTGACAAGATGATGGAGCTCATCGCCCGAAAGAGGCCGGATCTGTTTGGACTCCACTATGTTCCTGAATCAGTCCGCAAAATGGGCGCAGAACTCGTGAGGAGGCTCGGAAGTGAACCGACATTCGTTTGAGGTCCTTGCCCAGGTTCTCGAGAGCCTGGCCTCTGTGCTCACGTCGCAGACGGAGAATGAAGGCGAGCGTAATCTGATCAACGAGGCTCTTCTCGCCGGAGCTGTGCAGCTTCGTCGTCGGCATAGGATGAGAAGGGCAAGGCAGATCAGAAAGGGGGCGAAACTGTGAACGAGCTGATTGAGATCTATCGTATAATCGACCGTATCAGGTCCCGCGCAGAAAAGGCCGCATCAGCCGGAAAAGACGCAACCGTCCATCGTTCGGCCGTAGCCGCAACTCTTGAGGAAATCGCCAACACTCTAACAAAGGAAGTTGACGGTCTCGTAGCGTCAACTGCCCGGTCTCGAGTGGCGCTGCAGCAAATTATGAACGTCAAGACGAAAGGAGCTCACACCAACTCGTTTGAATGTCGCAAGGCAGTTATCGAGGCCAAGGCGATTATGAACGGAGAAAGGAAAATCAGCTAGTTATGAGCAAAATCAACAATGGAGCAGGCCGAAGCGAACTCAAAAGCGAAGACAAGGAGCGAACCGTTCGAGGTGGCGAACGTGTTGAAGAGCCAATTGGGATGAACACGATTGAAGGCATCATACATTCAATGCGCAAGGGAGTCCTAGACACGCTCGGCAGGAGAGTTGGAATCTATGACGACCTTGCGCTCTGCCTCGAAAAGACGTGGAACGAGGTCAATGCCAGGACGATGGACGAGATCATTGAACTGAAAGACCTAAACTGTCACCTGTTGGAAGCATTGAGGCCTATCATCGAAACAAACCCGAAGAGAGACGGCAGTGCCGCCTGCTCGTTCGCCGTCGCAAGGTCCCGTCAGATCCTTGGCTTAAACGAAAAAGAATGCTGTGCGTCAAATGGCTGAATTCGTAGTCTGCTATGCAACGTACGACAATGTCCATGCGAATCTCCACGCATACTGCCGGGGAGAAGGGTCCATCCGAGACGAGAACCACGTCCGAGACATCGTCGACGAATTCTGCAAAGGAAACGAGGGCAAGATAAACACGTCCCCTCCGTCAGAAGGAGAGCGGACAATGTTCGAGATCACGCTAGGAGTCAAGGACACCCGAAAAGACCATTCGACCTATTTCGGCTGCGACTACAGTCAAATCCAGCAGTGCCCGCATTGCGTGGCCGAGGCCAGAATGGACATCTTCCTCCACATCAAAAGCCTGCTTATGCGGGCAGCAAGAAGAAAGGACAAATAGCCTTGCAATCGACCAGACAACCCCAGGCGAAGCGAATAGTTGCCATACCGCTGCCATCTGAGACCTACGACATTGCCCGCCTGGAGGCGGACGAAGCCGGCCTTATGGTGGGGACGAAAATCCGTATGGACATCATCGCATACTACAATGGAGTGGCAAAGAGGCAGGCGCGCAAGTCCGCCAGGAATGGAGCGAGAAAATGAACCCTGACGAAATTCACGCCATTGCAAACCAGCGGGCCAAAGCGAATGAGCTTATGTACGTCATCGCCAATTTCCTGATCGACGCCGAGCAATGGAACTGCCCGCTTCTAAAAAGCCACCTGCGGGCCGCATACGACTCGGCGCAGAATATGAGCATTCATCACTCGAAAAAACTCGCTGAAGTCCTACGGGAGGCTATGGGCGTAAAATGAGCAGGAGAGACATTGAGATCGCCGTATACCACGCAATGCTCGCGGACACGCGTCTGTCCGGCAACGAGTCCGTCCGGAACGACCCGTATTGGAAGCATCAGGCGGCCTACCTTGGGAGCCTGACCGAGCAGACGGAGAAACGGAGTTGGACTGTCGCCGACAGGCCGCTGCTGTCCTGGGCAAGGATGATCGCAGAAGAGGCGCGGGAATCGGTCGATAAGACCGGCAGTCTTCCCGAGTATGTAGGACCAATCCTCGAGCCCTCCGTAAGTCTTCAGGAGGCCATCAGGATCTACAAGGAACAATTTATGCAGCGCCGCCTCCACCAGGAAGGGCGTCTTCTCTAGGAGCTTGGTATGAAGATTCGAGAAACGAAGTACAGAGAGGGAAGGGACAAGGCGATCAAACGCCAGGCCGCAAGATACTTCGAGCCGATACCAAAGATCTGCTGCGCGTCGTGTGCGTACGTTATGGAGAGCGGATCTGGCCCAAAGCGAAAGCACATCTGCGGTAGATGGTCATTCCAGGTGTCTCCAACGGGAATCTGCGAAGTTGGATACTTCCCCCGGAGACCCGTCAATCTTCGGGCTTATGCGAATGAAGGAAAAGCCGGTACAGCCGCTACTGTGCGAACTCAAAGAGGAGGCTGCGAAATGAGCTGGGTGAAGATCAGTTCAAACGGCAGGGAGACTGAAGTGTTCCTGCACGACGGGGATATGAGAATGCGCGCTACGGGAGACATCTACGTTCTTAGATGGGACGAGGACATCGGGCGTGGTCGCGTCGAACGATGGAATCACGCCACAGGGGAGTTCATCACTCTCGAGAGGGGTGGAGAGCTCGCGACTGCCGGGTGTTGGCATAACATCTGCAACAACCTTACAGCGTTCGAGCCGACGGTCGAGCAGCTTGGTCTCGTGAACTATCCAAAGGGCGGAAAGTGGTGAAATGTGGAAGCATATCATAGCCATCAGAGACTCCGTCACAGGAGTCAGCTACCGTGCGCGCGTTCTTCTCTATGCAATCGCGAGCCGGTGCAACGAAGGCGGGTGGTGCAGGCCGACAATCAAGACGCTGATGGCTGATACGGGGATGAGCAGAAACGGTGTCCTTCGTGCCATTCGCGAGGCGATTGACGAGGATTTCCTGGTTCAGATTGGAGGCTCATACTCAGGCGCCTCCAACAGATACCAGATCCCTTCGAGTCTGATGAGGGAAAAGGCAAAAGTTGTGAACAACCCGTCCCAAGTTGGCACCCCTGATAAAAAGGCGAAAAGTTCAACCCGTCCCAAGTTGGGACCCCACCCGTCCCAAGTAGAGACTCCACCCGTCCCAAGTTGGGACCCTAAGAGGAATTTAGAAGAAGACCTTAGAAGTGAGTCAGTAGGTATGTGTGATGAGAGGGGTTCCAAGTTGAGACTGGTTGTAGATAAGTCTCACCAGGACTACTCCACTCTTCTCCGCACTCCTGGATGGAAGCCTTCCGACGGCTATGACAGAAAAGCGGCCGAAGATCTCTGCTTCGAACTTGGCTCCACACGAGAGGACGCATCCGAGTTTGGCCGCTACAATTCAATCCGGAATTGGGCGAGCATCAACGAGACAAGCACAGTATCCGACATCGCCCACGCGTGGGTCGAGCACTTCAAACTCACCAACCGTGCTGCCTATGAATACGAGCAGAGCAGACGCCAATCCGCCGAGCGAGTAATGTCTTAACAAAAAACACTTAAATTGTATGTAATTGTATACAACAGATATGAAAACAGGACTTTCACTCTTTGAAGAGTCGTTTTGCCAGCTGATGGCCCTCGGGAAGACTGGCCGCGAGGCATACTCCGAAGCATTTGGACGCACTCCTAAGCGACCATCATCTTTCGACCGTCGAATCTCCTACCTCGCGAGCAGGCCTGAAATCGCTGCCAGGATCGACGAGGTCCGTCAGGAGAACCGTCGCAAGAACGCAGCTATGTGGGAGCAGCGAGGCGAGGAGATTGCGAACGGCATCTTTGCCGCAGTCGCACGCGCAATCGGACGTTCCGATGAGGATGGCAAGCCGATGATCCTCGACCGGGACACCCTCAAGGGCGTTGAAGTCCTTGCAAAGCTCAAAGGACTCAACGCACCGGACGAGCACACGCTTCGCAATGGCGGAGTGACAGAGGACTACAACGCACCGAAGGCTCTTCAGGAAATGACCGAGGAGCAGCTTTCAAGCTTAATCAAGGAGTCTTCCACGGAGAAGTCAGATGACTGACGATGAGTATTATCTCAAACTCTCCGCAAGGCTTATTGGTCACAAGTCCAGGGCTGGATCCGGAAACGAACGAATAAGCGATCGCGAACTTATGAGCCGCAAGAGCAAGCCGGCTAGCGTGTCTGATGCACGGTGGAGGATCGAATTGCGAAGGCGCAGACAGGCAGAATACTTTCGCCTCTGCCCACACCCCGATGGAGGCCTGGGATGATAACAGCAAAGGACGCAATGATCGAAATGCTCCGCAGGCAGGCCAAGTATAGCCTGCTGCCATTTCTCCGCTATTGCTGGTGGATGCCAGGTCCCCTGCACGTCGGAAGGCACACGCGGGCCCTATGCTCTCGGCTCACATCTGCCGTGGATGACTTCCGCAAAGGGAAGAACACGTACCTGATCGTAAATATGCCGTTCCGCCACGGAAAGAGCGACCTTGTATCACGCGCTCTCCCGTCGTTCTTTCTCGGTCGTTGCAAGGATCTTCAGCCGAATGTCATTATGAGCGGATATGGGTCTTCGCTTGTGAAGGGCTTTTCTGCTAACGTTCAGGGAATTGTCCAGAGTGACCCGTACAAGATGGTCTTCCCGGGTATGGAGATTGACCCCGACAAGAATGCCACCGACGAGTGGCGAATCAAGGGCAGCGTGTCCTCGGTCTACGCCCAGGGCCTCGGAGGATCAATTACCGGCAAGGGTGGTAATCTGATCATCATTGACGACTACTGCAAGAACGCAGAAGAGGCTGACTCTCAGGTGCAGCGGGACAAGACCTGGGAGTCGTTCAAGACAGACCTTGCGACGCGCACGAACGCTCCTGCCCACATCATCATTGTCTGCGCGACCAGGTGGCACCAGGACGACCTGGTTGGACGAATCTACGCGGAGATGGAGAAGGATCCTGGATACCCGAGATACGAGTCTCTGATCTTCCCTGCGCACAAGCCTGGCGAAGACGGATGGGAGACGCTTTTCCCTGAACACTACAACGAGGAGTGGTACAACTTCCAACGAAAGAATTTGGGTCCGTACCGTTCCGCTGCGCTCCTCGACTGCGACCCCAAGGGAACAGGCGAATGCGTGTTCAAAGAGACCTGGCTGCGGTACTATGCAGGCAAGCTTGACACCTCGAAACTGAGGATCCACATCTTCGTAGATGGGGCCAAGTCAAAGAAGACCGGAAGCGACTTTACCTGTATGTGGGTGGTCGGACGCGGGCGCGACGGTGGCTATTATGTCCTCGACGGAATTCACGAGCGACTGAATCTCTCGGAGAAGATCGACCGTCTGTTCGCCCTGGTGGACAAATGGGGAGGCCCTAGAAAGGTCGAGCGAACCTGGTGGGAGCAGGTTGGACCGATGAGCGACGTCGAGTCTGTCCGTATGGCTCAGAACTCCAGGATGTACCATTTCTCGATCACGGAGCTTCACCACACCACCAACAAGGACTTCCGTATGAAGAAGCTCGTGGTGCCGTTTTCGAACTCGCAGATTTGGCTCCCGTTTATGGGCAGCATTGTTCGGCAGCGAACCGAGGGAGGGTACAACGGAACAATGGAAACCGTTCGGCCATACGACCCGGTCCTTGAATTCGTGGAGGACGAGTACAAGAAATACACCGGCGTCCAGGACTCTATTCCGCACGACGATATGCTCGATACTTTGGCCGACCTGTGGGATGACGAGGTGCTCAAGGTGTTCAGGCCGCCGGACGGTGGAGGATTCGAGCACGAAAGGCAGAGCAATTGGACTGAAAACTCGAGATCCTCCCGCTTTCGGTAAACCAGTCAAGCGTAAATTTTGGAAAAAATCATTTCTAAGCGCCTTGCCCTTTGTTTATTGGGCTTGGCGCATTGTTTTTTCTTTTTGTCTTCGTAAAGGTCAATTAGTCAAGGTAAACCAAATAAACCGACTTTGAAAAAACGTGGTGTATACTCACGCCGTTCCGGCAAGGTGTCGGAATACAGACAAGGACAAGTTATGGCATTTCTCGGACTATCTGGCACTGCCTGGGCAATTGGAGCGGCAATCGCTTCAGCTGCCACTGCTGCAGGAACTTCGGCATCGCAGCAGCATCAGAACCGAAAGGCGCAGAAGACTGCGCAGAAGCGTGAGTCCAAGGCTCAGGCGGACGCCGCAGCTGCCACCCCGGGAATGGCCCAGCAGCGCGACAATTCTCTGGCGAGTACAAACGAGCACCTTCGCGGCATCCAGTCTACAATGCTCGCGAGCCGCGAAGCTCAGAATGCCGGCAACTCTACCCTTGGATCGTGAGGAGCGGAATGGGAATCTTCGGAAACACGGCTGAGATCCGCAAGTCCTGCGTCAAGCAGAAGACTCAGCTCTGGAAGGAGTTCGAGCGTATTCGCGGACGCCTGACCGAAATCTCCCGTGCCATCTACCCACTCGGAGTCGACGGTCTTGTTCGCTCGGTCGAGGATATTAGGAGCCCGAACGAGGACAAGGATGACGACGCGTACTGTCTGACTTACGCGGCCAAGCGTGCGTTCCGGATCGGCATTTCTGGGTTCTACGTCAATCTGACGAGCCCTGCGCGCAGGTGGTATCGGATTATGGCGAGGCCCGAACGCTTCGCCTCGGGGTCTTCCGACGAAGCAACTGCGTCGTATGCGGACGAGCTTACCGAAGCAAGCCGTTTCGCTATGTATCGCTCGGGCGGATACCGTTGTCTCAATACGGCCTTCAAGCACCTGCTGGCATACGGATTCGCTGCCATCGTCATTCGCCCGGAGACGAATGAGGAGCGCGTGAAGCGTGGCCGCTATGCTGTCGCCCAGTGCCTTCGCGTCGGAACCTATGCGATGGGCGTGGACGAATACGGGAACGTGGATCGGCTTGTCCGCCACTATGCGTTCACGGCAGACCAGCTGGCTCGACAATTCGGCAAGGACGTGCTGCCCGACCAGGTCATTCGCTGCCTCGAGAAGGGCTCCGACCAGATGTTCGAGGTGTGGAATCTCATTGAGCCGCACGAGAAGGGATTCCGATCGGACGCGAGAAACTTCCGCTTGTCCTATTCTGAATTCGCCTACCGCTCGATCTACTGGCTCAATTCCGCCCAGGGGGACAACGATGGAATTCTGGCCGTTCGCGGATATGCCTGGAATCCGATTGTCGCTCCTCGTCTGGAATTCGAGCTCGGGGACATCTATGGCCGTGGCCGTGGAGCCGACTCACTTGGTATGATTCGCGGCCTTCAGACAGCCTGCGAGGACGATCTCGACATCAGTGGGCAGAATGCGCAGCCGGCAGTCGTTGCATCGGAGGATCTTAAAGACCCAGGCGTTCACCTCGGTCGAGGCGGAATCAACTTCGTCGCACCTGGCGAACAGAAGGCCAATGCCATCTATCGTGCACTCCAGGAGCCTGCGGACGCATCCGGCACACGCGAGACGATGGCCCGCCTCGAGCAGGAGATCAAGGACGTATTCTTCAACAACGAATTCGCGTCCATCAACCAGGACGACGCAAACGCGAAGGTCCGCACGGCCACGGAGATCGAATACCGCAAGCGTCAGAGTATGGAGCAGTTGAGTGGTTCCGCCACGACGCTCGATGACCAGCTTCTCGACCCGTTCGTTATGGCCTATGTCCGCATCTGCATCAATGAGGGATTGGCCGCTATGCCGCCCGGGTGGGATATGCAGCGGATGGATATCCACTACGAGTCGAGTGTCCACCGTGCCCAGGGAGCTGCGGACATCAACAGCCGGGCAGAGAGTATGTCCTTTGCCGCCCAGGTTGCACAGTTTCAGTCTCAGCTTGGAATCCCGGCGACCGTTATGGACAACTTCAAGCTCGACGAGGCTGTACGCTCCCACCACCGGGCACTTGGAGCGCCTGAGGCCGAGCTCAAGTCAATTGAGCAGCGTGAGCAGGAGCGCTCCGAGCGGGCAGAGCAGATCGCGCAGGCGCAGCAGATTCAGCAGGAGCAGCAGATTGCATCCACGATCAAGGATGTCTCTGATGCAGACAAGAAGAAGGCTGAGGCTCGTGCTGCAGGCGGACCACTCGGGGCAGTGATGGCCGGACTGTACTAACGGAGGATTGGGAATGGCTAAGAACGACATAGGATTCAGGTCCAGGCGCCAGGAGGAGCTCGAGCAAGCCCTTCGCAAGCGGGAGGAGGAAGAAAGGCTTCTCCGAGAGGACGTGATGAACTGTCGCCCGTTCAGAATCTGGCTGTCGTCCATTGCCGACAAATACGGATACCTGGCGACTCCGTCAGAGCGCAGCCCTTACGAGCAGGGTGCCAACAATGCAATCCGGCACCTCATCAACGGATTTGTGAAGGGGACGTCAATGGGTGCGCCGTGGCTCAGTGAATATGCCGAGAAGTTTTACAAGGAGACCAAATGAACTTATTCACGACAAGAAGGACGCTCGGGTGGTTCCTGCTCCAAGAGGCAGGGCCAGACGGAGGAGCAGGGGGAGGAGGATCAGTTGAGCCCGAGACGACTGCAGATCCAACTCAGCCCGACGGTGGAGCCGAGTCTGGCGCCCCTGCTCCTCAGGATCGGGAAACTTCCGGTGACCACGAGAAGCCCGCAGAGGACACGGAGCAGACGCATCGAAGCGCTTTCGCTAAGTTCTCCGAGAAGGCCAAAGGCGTTGACGGCAATCCAGAGGACAATCAAAAGGTAGAGGAGCCTGGAAAATCCGAGGCAGTAGACCTTTCGTCTATGTCTGATGAGGATTGGGCAAAGGCTGTACAGCCGGCGGGAGAGGACGGAACCGAGCCCGATCGCTCGTTTATGTTGGCGATGGCGAAGGTGTCCCGCGAGAACGGAGTCACGCCGGAGGTTATGCGTAAACTCGTTTCCCGGTATGCCGAGCTCGAGCAGAAGAAGGCGAGCGAGGCCGATGCCGCACTTCGCAAGGACCAGGACGCAATGGCGGCCGAGGCCGAAGCTGCATTCGACGACAATGCGATGCAGGATATTATGGCCGCGAGCTCAAAGTACATCAATCCTAACGGTATGCTCGCCCAGGCGATGAGGGACACGGTGCTCGGTTCCAACCTCGAGCTCCTGAACATTTTGAAGATTTTGGGAGGTACGCTGCGCAGCGACTCGCTTCCCATAGCCGCGGCTGCCGGCAGCAGTCAGAGTGCAGACCACCGGCTGTTCATTCGGACAGTTCCGGAGCGTTTGCGGTAGTAAGGAAGAAGTATGGCAATCAACAGCCGATACATCACGCTCCGTGACATCAACTCGGGCCGCAAGCCTGACGGTTCGATGGATATGGACATCGTTGAGATTATGGCGCAGGAGAATCCTGTGCTCCAGGACATCCCGTGGCGCGAATGCTCGAAGGGCCGCGAGGACGTTACGACCATCCGGTCCGGTATGCCGAAGGCGACCCTTCGTATGTTCTACGAGGGCGTGATCGGTTCCAAGTCCACGAAGAAGCAGGTCACCAACTCCTGCTGCACCGTCTCTACGGCCCTGGAGATCGATATGCGGCAGTACAAGCAGACGAAGGACAAGGAGGCGTATCTCGCCGACGAGCGCCGTGCGCACGCCGACGTTGTCGGCCAGGGCATCGCCCGCCTGCTCTGGTATGGCGACACGAAGGACGATCCGCGTGGCATCAACGGCATCTTCCGCACGCAGTGCGAGTATGCTCCGAGCAGCGCCACGGACGACAAGCTGGCCTCGTTCTACGTCCTCAACGGCGGCGCCTCGAGCGGCAACCTCCGCTCGATCTCCCTCGTCGGCTGGAACCCGAAGTCGATCCACGGTCTCTACCCGCAGGGCACGAGTATGGGTCTCGACGTCGGCGAGCTCAAGGATTCCTATGTTGACCAGGTTGGTCCCGACGGCACCACGGGCCGCCTGCTTATGGGCATCCAGGAGATGAACTGGGACGCCGGTCTTGCGATTCGCGACCACCGTTACATCGGGCGCATCTGCAATATCGACATCGCCTCTGCGTTCAACTCTTCCGGCGTGCCGGACTACACGGAAATGCTGCGCCGTCTCGTGTGCCGCGTGAAGTCCGAAGGCGTGAACCAGCGCCTCTATATGTGCCGTATGATGTTTGAGGCCCTGTCGGTTCAGTTTGGCCGTCTGACTCAGGCGAATGCGGTCAAGTACCAGGATCTTCAGCAGAAGATCGAACCTTCGCTGCTCGGCATTCCTGTCAGCTTCAACGACGCCCTCAACTGCGACGAAGTCGCCGTGCCCCAGGCTTCGTAAGGAAAGGAGAAAGTCAATATGAAACTCTCTGCAATGGATCTCTTCTGCTGGAAGAAGGCCACCTCCACGTCCGCCGCGTTTTCGAACGTCCTCGACTTCGGCACGGACGGCAACTCCCCGTTTGAGCCCGCGACCGGCAATGTGCCCGTCAACAAGACGGGCGGAACTCACGGCGACGACATTCTCAACAAGCTCTACTGGTGCCTGCATTGTGCGACGGACTCTGCCGACGGCAACCTCACGGTCGTGTGGGAGACTTCCGACAACGACCCCGGCACGAGTGCGAACAATAATGCGTCGAAGGTCGAGGTCTGGTCGAAGACGATTGCCGCCGCGAACCTGACGAAGGGCGCTTACCCGATCGCGAACGAGGCGCTCCCGAAGGGGTTGAAGCGGTACAACCGTCTCAAGCTCACCGGCTCGGCCGGCAGCGACAGCAGCGTTGTCACCAAGGCCTACCCGTCTGTGACTGCGTTCGTCATTGACGGCCGCGACGAGCCTATCGCCTAACCACCAACCCCCGGCGGGCTGGCCGCAGCTGACGCGGCGCGGCCAGTCCGCCACTTTTCCGAAGGCAGAAATGGCGACCAGGTGCAGATGTGTTTCCACTTGCCAGTTCCGAGGGAACGTGGCCGAGAAGGGAGAGGTGTATTTGATCGGAGAGGACGAGCTTGACGTCGCCTTTATCCGCAATCACTTCACCCCCGTCGACCAGGTGCAGACCGAACAGCCGGCAAAGGCGGAAACGACCAGGGCGAGCAGAAAGAAGAAAGCTCCCGAGCCTATCGCCATTTCCGCCGACGAGCTCCCGTTTATGAAGGAAGGCAGGTAGCCAATGTTGCTCCACAAGTCTGCGCTGTCAGTCTGCCAGGAGGCTCTTTCGCAGCTTCGCCAGGACAAGATCCTGACCGAGGACGAGCTCAATGGCACAACTGAGGGAGCGGCAGGAAGGAAGTGCAGATACGCCTACGAGCCTGCGCGGCAGCAGATTCTCCTTGCTCGTGAGTGGAACTTCTGCCGGAAGCGGGTGTTCGTCGGGTCGGGGTTTAGCCCGTGCGAGGACGGATTCTCCACCGTCGTGCCGGACGAGGCGATGAGAGTCGTGGCTGCATTTGGTCCGATGGGCCGAAAGCTCGACGGATGGAGCGTCTATGCCGACAAGACGATTCGCTCCCGGGAGAAGATTGAGGAGATCGAGTATGTTGTCGACGCGAAGAATGTCGACCGGTGGCCTGTGCTGGTTCGCCACGCTTTAGTAAGGCTCCTGGCTAGGGAGCTTGCTATCCCGATCACGGGAAGAAACAACGACCTGAAGGTCGCCGACGAGATCTACCGCGAATCTCTTCGTCAGGCGGCTCTGGTCGACGCCCGGGAGAACGAGCCAGGCGAGGAGGCCTGGGGGCGGAATGTCTACGCCGACGCCATTCGCGGAGACCATCGCGACCATCATTATGGCCGCCAGGGATGGAGGATCAAGTGAGTAGCCTCAATACAGTTCAGGTAAAACTGTCCGACGAATCCAAGAGTCTTTACATCGACGAGACGCTCACGAGTGGAAGCTCCTATCGGGTGGTGGTCGAAAATGGCGCAGAGGAGGTCGGGAAGGGCTCGCTCATTCTGATGTTACCGGCCCCGTGTCACGGGAATATGGTTGTCGCGTCGTGCAGCCTAGAGCACGGTTCTTCAGACGGGTCAGGCGATATTTCCGGAGTCATCAACCTTTCCACCGAGCCGATGATGAGGATCGCAATGGACAGGCCGTTTGGCGTTGTCTCCCTGCGAGCTTTCATTCATTCCGACACGATGAGTCAGAATGTTGCCGATGGAACAGTATCAGTCAAGCTCATTCCCTTTGGGTCGAGTGAAGCAGACGGATCCCCGCTCCAGTTCAAGGGCGACAAGGGAGACCGTGGTCCTAAGGGCGACAAGGGAGACAAGGGGGATGCAGGCCAGCCGTCCGCCCTGAAGTATGCCTACGACGCTGCCGGGAAAGCGTATGCGGTTGAGGTCCGTGACGGAACTCTTGGAAAGACGCTTGCGCTGTCTCAAGAAGGCGTCTCGATGAACACGGCAGCCATTATGGGCGTCACGACGCTCACGAGAAGGCGTGTTGCTGCAGTCCTCGAGAAGAACTTCCCGGGCGTAGTCGAGTTGAAGAACAACCTCAATTCGACTTATGGGATTGATATCAGCTACTTCCACCCGAGCAGCGCATACAGTATGACCGTTGGGTCCACGAGCAAGCTGTTCATCTTCCACTCGTGCATCTTTCCGGCCGGGAGCTCAACTCCGAGCAGCCAACGAAACATCACTCCCGTCACCGTTTACAACATCGACAATGAATATTCCTTCGAGGGATACTATGTCCTTATGGACTCGATGAGCAATCAGGGAGCCTGTACCGGGATTGATGAAAGCGGCAATATCCACGTCTACATCCGTGGAACGGACCCATCGACATCCAATGTCCGAATCGCCGACTACAATCTGGGATCCGCAAACTACGGGGACACGATTTCAGACCGCACGTTCGTCGGGCCGGCATCGGTGGGGGCGAAGTATGTGGACCGGCGAAACGGGAGATGGATGGTGGAGTCTGCCGGATACACGTCTGCCTGGCAGACGCCCGAAATGTTCAATGTCTATGACGCCGAATTCAATTCGGTCGCAGAGGCGTTCTTCCCGAAATTCCACTTCGACACCTTCAAGGAGTACGATAACCCGAACGACAAGGTCGGAAATTCCATTCCGAAGATCCAGGGCGTTCGTATGGCGGACGATTCCTTCATCCTGTTCAAGGGCGGAAGCGTCGCCTATGGACAGTACAAGATGACTGACCACGGCGTCGTGAGGTACTATTTCGATGGCAGAGTCGTTGATACCCTGTGCGAGTCGCAGAAGCTTATGGACGCGCTCGGAGCGGCTCTCGGACAGACGGTTGTCAGGATCGAGAATGAAAGCGGATTCGTCGACGATAACGGGAACGTGTTCGGGATCCACGTAATCCGCTATAGCGGAGTCAGCGGGGACAAGATCGCCATCATCCAGGAATTCGCGAACTCGGCCGACTCGTTCGACTGCGCAAAGGCGATACGGCCACAGGGAACAGTTCCGAGACTCTGCCTTTCCGACTTCAATCTCCCGCTCAATGGCAGCGGAGACTTCGTTAATCCGTTCACGGATGAGAAGATCAATTCCGTCAATGCGATGGTCAAGATGATGGCCGACTTCGGCATTGACCGTATGACGGTCTCTCTGAATACATCCAATGTCGCGTACAATAGCCTTGCGGTTTACGGAGAGAATGACGACGGAAGCGGAGCTCCGCTGCGCAAGGTCAACTTCGCAGGGAATCCCGACAACACGGCCGGAGCTGCCTGGTCTGCAAATACGCTGCTCTGTTTCCGCCGGTGCAACCACCTGAAGATATTTATGCAGGTGTTCACTGAGGGGCACTTGGAGAAAACGGCCAGCAGAACTTACGTCATTACGCTCAATAACAATCACGTTCCGAAGCGTGTGCGAATGCCTGCCGAGGTGTCTTCTGTAATCTCGCTTACCGACAACAGGGATCTCGGATATTCTCAGGACGACCAGCCTGATCCTCCCGTGCTGCTGTTCGACGGAAGCAGTACCGGCGCCATCGAGTCTACTTCTGCTGCGTCGACTACTCCTGTCACTGTGGTGGGCCTGACAAAGCTCAACGGAAGGGATATTGCCCACATTGGACCGATCTCGTCTGCGAAGTGCGCCCCTACTTCTGTCCGTCTGACTGCCGGAAAATCCGCCGGCGGAAATGGCGGAGACGCATCGGACTACTCGAAGAACCTTGTCCAATTTGCAGTCGGGTATCTAGGTGACAACCGTGCGGTTTATCCGGTCCCTGACGGAGCCGTCGACCTTGGCGGGTATTCCTCTGATGACAATGGAGTAACCGTCAAGAATCGATGGAGAAGCATCTATCTGGTCAACAGCCCACAGATTATTTCCGACGCAAGAGAAAAGGAGCTCATCTCCGAGATTCCTGACGAAGTGCTCGACGCCTGGGGGAGCGTGGAATTCAGAAGGTATTGTCTCAGATCTGAGCGGGACAAGTCGTCCAACCCTGGCAGGCTCCACGCCGGCGTGATCGCGCAGCAAGTGGTCCGTATGTTTGACCTGCACGGCATCGATCCATTTCAGTACGGAATCGTCACCAGGCACGGAGAAGGAATTGACGGGTGGTATTCGGTTTGTTATGCAGAGGCGCTCGTTCTCGAGGCTGCGTACCAAAGACGGCGTGCTGATTTGCTCGAGAGCCGAATCGCCAGGATTGAGTCAATGATGGAGGCTTGATATGTCCTATAAACTTCTTTCTGTCGAAGACCTTCTGCGGCTCAAGCAGGACAAGCTGAGTGAAGGGCAGCTGGCTGCTGCGAATTCCGGAATCACGTCTGAAAAGGTTGCGGCGATTCCTGAGCAATATGTTAAATCCGCGACTGTGTCGCAGGACGGGAAAACGTTGACTATTGTCCTGCATAGCGGTAGCACAATTGTGTTCGAAGTCGAAGAGACCAGTTGGGGCAGCATTACTGGAATCCCGTCGTCATTTTCTCCATCAAACCACGCAAGCAGCCACTCCCCAAGTGGGGACGATCCAATTTCGCTTGAGAGTATTGGCATTACAGTGTCGAATCTTGGCCAGTCGTCTCAGGGAGGTACAACTCAGTCGTGGACGCCCAGCACTCAGGTTGTGACAATTGGCGAGAATGTTATCAAGGTGGTTGATTTTGATCAACTAAAGAGCAAAATTATTGCCATATCTTCTGACTTGTCCAGTAAGGCGAGTGTTGGCGACATTCCGTACGCTTCAACTGACAACCCGTCTTACAGATCGTGTTCTATGGTCAATGTATCCGGTTCTTCATCAATAACTATACCGAGACCAAGGACTGACGGGAAAATCGGCGAGTTCGTTGTCTACGTCAATATGCTGGACATTTCCGGGGATCCGCCAGCTGTTGAATTTATATACGATGGCGGAGAGGCTGCTTCCATAATCACTCAAAACGGAGAAGGTTTGAGCTACGAGACTGGTGCGATTAATGCAGTATGCTTCTCACAGGTGCCTGGAATGAACACCTTTATTGCTGCTTCTCGTGTCTTCAAGTGAGGATATGCAATGAGCCCAGCTTGTATGATAGTGATGTTTGGCGATTCTGCGCTGGTTCCAGAATTTTCTGAGGCCGATCACTATGAGTTCGTTGTCAACACAACAGGTACGTCATATAAGCAGGTTTATTTTTGTTTGGCTCAAAGTCACGACTCTAAAGATACTGATTACGACACCAATCAAGCAGTTACAATCGACTGGGGAGACGGTGCGATAGATCATCTCGACAGTTCTACTGCGGGAATACAGCATAGATATTCATCTGTTGGAACGTATGTCATTAATGCCCAGAGCGAATCTTTAACTCCTAGTCTAACGTGTAAATCTTTAAACTGCTCAGGAGTCAAAATTAAGACGGTGCATTTGCAACGTGGAGCAAGAATTGCAACTCCTTACTCGCTTGGTGTATTTGATATAGTTAATTTTGACTCAAAGTGGATGACTGGAGGAGGTTTTAGATTCTCATCGGTTTGTGGGATGTTTCTAAATAATCTCAATATCGAACAAGTAGTATTCAGGGGATATGATTTCTTTTCGTCCTCTTTTGGAACTAATAGCTATCTATCTGAAACATTTTCGGGGGCAAAAAATATTAAGTCCATAAAGTTCGTTGACTGCGACTTTTCCAACTGCATTACTTTATACCAGGCCAGGACTTCCTCATCAAACTTCTGTTCTAGTTTGTTTTACAACTGCCACCTCCTTGGAGACTCTTTTTTTGCAAGGTTGGACAGCTGGTTTTTGAAATGCATTGCTATCTCTAGCAGAGCTATGTCGGGAACAGGGATCACCAAGATTCCTGACGCAATGAGAGATGTTGATAAGTTTGGGAGTAATGAGTTCCAGGGGTGTGAAAAGCTGAAGACGATTGGATTCAGTCTTTCGGGAAAATCTATTGGGGCAGGATGTTTTAAGGATACTGGACTTACTGGAGACGCAGTGTATCTGGCTGTGTCGGAACTTAAACTTTCTGCGGCAGCAGTTTACAGTACTTTCGACAGGCATCCGGAAGTAATAATAGATCATTATGTTTCAAAAGGCACGTGGGCTATGGCTTGCGGTGTTGCATTGTTCACAGTCAAAAAAGTGAAGCTATCTCTTTCTACCGCGGTCCTTACGTGGGGATTCGGGAGCCATCTTTCAGAAGGGGTTAAAAGTGTTGAGGAGATAGAAATTTCCTACTCTTCTGAGTCTCTTAGTTTTTATTGCAGAAGTTTGGCTTTGATTCCTAACGGATACTCTAACTCTGTGAAGAAAATCACGGTCAAGGCAAACACGTACGCAGCAGCAACGAATCTTAGTTCCCTGCCAGAGATTGAGGAGATAGACTTCAAGTTACTTACGATGTCCGGTGTTCGAAACATTCGACAGAGTTCGTCAAATACAACACTCAACTTTCCATTTGGATTGCGCGAACAGGCCATATTTCGTTGCACTGACGGTGACATCAAATGTATCGACGGGATTTGGACAGACTTTCCGAGCGGGCAATAGGTTTGATCATTGCAACGATTTACCCTGGGGGAGAATCAGGTTTGTAAAAAAAGAAAGGCAAGACTCTGTTTAATGGTTTTCCTGGTTCGATGGTTGTCGCTGCGGGTGCAGCGGTTTACCCCGGGGATTTTCTTGAAACACAATACGGAACGAATGTATGGGACAGGGCGATATGACAGAGGTGTACCAGCGTCTCGGAAAGATCGAGACAATGGTTGCCAGGATTGACGAGCGAACGAATTCCGCGAGCAATGCCCGGATTGAGTTCCGTGAAGACCTGAACGACCACGACAACCGAATTCGGGCCCTTGAAGACAAGGAATCGAAGAGGGCTGGATTCATTGCTGCTGTTGTCGCCATTGCAAGTGCCCTGAGCGGACTTGCAGCATTCTGTGCCGGAAGGATTGGGGGCAAGCTGTGAGCGGATCTATCTATTCTGCGCCTATGGTCAGACTTCCGTTGCCAGGAGAGTCCGAGGCTGTTCTTATGCAGGACTGGACCGTGTGCACGAGCGGATGGAGGATCTTTGTTCCAACCGGAACCAAAACCGATGGGGCTTCGATTCCCAGGGCACTATGGAGAGTGTGCGGCCACCCGCTCGAATCTCCACGGGTTTACGCTGCGTTGGTTCACGACTATCTGTATGGCGGAGGAGGTCCCGGGGAAATCACCAGGGCGGATGCGGACGCCGTCTATCGAGATCTGCTTGTTCGATTCGGGTGGGGAAAATTTCGTGCCTCAGTCGAATATTACTCTCTCAGGCTATTTGGATCGTCCCATTGGACGGACCGTAAACAAGAAAGGTAAAATAATGAAGAAACGCATCATTGTCGCCCTCGTGGCCATTACTGCATTCGTCTGTGGATGCACCTCCTCGACTCGGATTGAGTGGGGTGGAAAGAGCGCTGTTCGCCAGAGTGACGGCACTGTCCTTGTTGATAAAGACGGAGCGCCCTACTACGAGGCTGGCGCAAACATCTACAAGGACTTTAACTGGTTGACCAAAAGAGAGGAGCGCGACGTTTCGGTCAAGGTCAATGCCGACGGGTCCTATGAAGCCGGTCTCGGCTCCCGCGTCAACGACGTGTCCTCCAATGGCGTTGCAATGGTTACGGGCGGCATTGACGCCACCACCAAGCTTGTGTCCACCTGTGCTGCAGCTTACGCCACTATTGCCGGCGGAGGTGCCCAGGCGGACTCTGTTGCGAGCATCGCGTCAAAGATCGTATCCTATTTCAAGGAAAAGGGCGGAGACACCTCGAGCGCCACGACCACCGTTTCCGACGGCACGGTTAAGGTCACCGACGGCAGCACGACCGTGTTGTGCGACGCGAACGGGAACTGCTCAGAATCCAATTGACTTCAGATCACACACTAACCGGGCAGCGAAACGCAAAAGGACGTTCGCCCATTTGAGGGTGGAGCCCGCCCAAGAACCCGAAACGGGCTGCCTCGCGAAGTCCCCACACCCGCTTCGCGAGGCGTTTACCTGTTGATAGCGCATTGCATTCTGTAGACAACCCTAGACGAATGAAATAGCCCACTTGGTATATAATTCCGCCCGCGTCGGACAACTCGACGGCGCCAGGATAGAGGCAGCGAATATGCTAAAGATCACGCAGAACTCTTGGCTTGGAGGACAGCTCGACTGGGAGATGACCGGTCGACAGGACGTCAACAAGTACAAGACCGGAGCCACGACCGTCAAGAACTTCATTCCCGTTCGCCGGGGATCGATCTTGAAGCGGCCTGGAACTGACTTTGTCTGCGATATGACCTCTTATGTTTCGACCGGGGCCTTTCGCGTCATTCCGTTCGGATACCTGAAGGATACCGGATTCGTGATTGTCTTCAAGAATGGTTCTGCGAGAGTATACTCCTCGAAGACCGGGCTCAATGGGTTTACGACAGCCGGCAGAGGCTCGTATGTAGACGTGGTTGGGTTGGCGATTCCGTATACCTCTGACGAGCTCGAGGAGATCTGCTATTGCCAGTGTGGCGACATCCTGTACATCGCACATTCAAACCATCCCCCAGCCGAGATTCGCCACACGTACTCGTCTGAAGCAGGTCACGTATTCACCTATCAGAAGTGCCCAGTCAACAGCTCTCCGTCGGCTCCAACTATTGACTCCTGCACGATCAGAAGGTGCTATGTCTCGAAAAGCTTCCGAGGTGGACTTCACTACGAGCGGTATGCTGCCAGCGTCGTCGTTGTGGATCCTTCCACCAATGGAGAGATCGAGAGCCGGTTGTCCTCGGTTTACGAGTCGAGTGGGGTTGCGGTCGGAACTCAGGCAACCAAAGAGACCAAGGTCGAGACAGATAGTATGGACTACTCGACCTGGGTAGGTACATCGTATTTTCTTCCGTGGACGGAAAGTCAGGAGCATACGATCAAGGTCTCCACCAGTGAGAGCAGGGTCAAGGAAATCAGACTCTACAAGGACAGTGGAGGGACCTGGGGGCTCATTGCGTCCAAGCGAAATGACAGCGGTACTTGGGACGGTTCAGAAAGAGCGTATTCTGTTTCCTTCGCCGACAACAACATCCAGCCCGATACGAGTGTATCCCCGGTTGAGCCTGAGACTGTGTTCAATGCCGCAGGGGACTACCCGAGCACGGTCGCCGTCTATCAGCAGCGACTGATCTGGGGCTCCACGAAGAGCAATCCTGCCCGCGTGTGGCTGTCTAGGAGTGGCGATTTCTACCAGTACCAGGCGCACAAGTCGATGCAGCTTGACGATCCGATCGACTTTATTCTCCCTATTACCAGGTTTGCCAAGATCAACTTCATTGTCGAGCTAAGAAAGCTCATTATGTTCTCAGACGCCTGCGAGTGGCTGGTTGGATCGAACAGCGACGTAAGCGGGATCACCTACGAGACGATTATGGCGACTGCCCACAGCTACATCGGCTGCAGTCGGAGACTCCCGCCAATCGTCTGCAACAATTCCGTATTGTTCGCAGAGCGGACTGGCCAGGCCGTGCGTGAGTATGGGTATCAGATCGAGGGCGACATCTATGGAGGAAGGGACATTTCCGTCTTCTCGTCCTCAATCTTCGACGAGAAGAGGATTGTTGACTGGACCTACCAGCAGCATCCGAATTCGACCATTTGGTGCGTACTCTCTGATGGAACATTCGCTTCGCTTGTCTTTATGAAAGACCAGGAGGTATGCGCCTGGGCCGTGCACGAAATGGGAGGTTCTGGAAAGGTCAAGGGGCTTGCGACCACGTATGCCCTATTTGGAAACAGCGGGGCGAATGATTCGACAGAGGAGGTTATGGTGGCCGTGCGGAGAGGGTCCGCCACGACTCTTGAAAGGATGAGGCCGTGGTGTGACGAAGTTGACACCCCGGCCAACGCCTGCACGATGGACTGCACAATGCCGTCCTCGGACTCTGGGTATTCCGGAATGACTGTTGTCAACAAGGCGTCTCTGCGCGGATATCCGTTCAAGAGCGTGATGGCCACGGTTCATCCCGTGCTCGGAAACCAGGTTGGCAATGCTCAGTTCGACATCAAGAACGCCCAGTACGCGCACTTGAGAATGCAGAAGTCGGTTGGCGGAAGCGTGCGGGCGATTGAAATGCCAGCCAGTCAGGCAAGCAGACTGGAGAAGACTACGCTTCCGCCTGTCTCGGGTGGGAAGATGGAGTTCGGCAAGATCGACGAGGAT